AATGTTTTACCAAATGGAGGATAAAAATGAACCTAAGTCGTAATTTTACTTTATCAGAACTTACTAAATCAGATACTGCAATCAGGAAGGGGATTAATAATAATCCAAATGCAGAACAAATAGAAAAATTGAAAGCACTATGTGAAAATATACTTCAACCAGTACGTGATCACTTTGGCAGGGTTAAGGTGACTAGCGGATTTCGTAGCAGTGAGTTGTGTGTAGCCATCGGCAGCTCAATTAACAGCCAACATGCCCGTGCAGAAGCGGCAGATTTCGAAGTGATAGGCACAGACAATGCTGAACTTTTTGATTGGATAAAATCTAACCTTCAGCCAGATCAGCTAATCCTTGAGTTCTACACTCCAGGTGAGCCTAATAGCGGATGGATTCATGCAAGCTGGATTGAAGGGACACCAAGAGCATCTTACCTATGGGCCTATAAAAGTGAAGGAAAAACTAAATATAAACCAATTATTGGCAAAGCTAAAGACATCATTTAATCCTATTGCTAAAAATCTAAGGTCTAGAACTTATAAACCAAAAGTGATACAATCCAAGAAGTTGTACAACCGCAAAAAGGAGAAACATGGCTATCAAACACAGGATTAAATTCAAAGCTGCAATGGGTAGAGCAGCATTCAGCGAAACTACATCAAAAGCTCCAGGCACCAAAATGAAAGAAGAGCCATATATCGGCAGTTACATTACGTCTGAAATAGATGGAAAATACATAAGTAATAAAAGTTATGAAAAATATTATGGTAAGTTATTGAAAGGATTTAAAAATAAATAATGTATAAAAAAATGCTATTAGGCGGACTATTAACAAAAGGTTTAAAGGCTGCTGTAAAATCAAAACCTTACCAACAGTTTAGAAAGAAAGCTATGAAGGATACGGCTGCATTATATAAAAAAGCACCTCAGATGGATCCAGGCAGAGCTTCATTAAAAGATAAAAAATTTATGAGAGGTTTACAAAAACTAGACACACAAAGAGCGAAAGGTCAAAAGCTTGTAGACATGACACAATTTGTTTTACTTAGCGCAAGAAAAGAAGGTAAAAAACCAATTGTAAGAGAAATGAGAAAAACAAGAAGAGGATTAGCTGGCTATGCAAAGAGTTTGAATACCAAGGCTAAAGCTATGATGATGAGAAAACTTAAAAAGAAAAAATTAAATTAATATGGCAACATCAGGAACTACAACATTTGATTTAAATATAGATGAGATCATAGATGAAGGTTATGAAAGATGTGGCCTATCCACCAACGCAGGTTATGATCTAAGATCTGCTAGAAGAAGTTTGAATTTATTGTTTGCAGAGTGGGGAAACAGAGGAATCCATCTTTGGAAAGTAACTCTTAACACGATAGCATTAGTTGATGGTCAAGCTGAATATTCTACTGCTGCTAATACAAATGATGTACTTGAAGCATTTGTTTCTACAACATCTGCTAATACTGGAGAAAGAACTGATGTATCTCTAACAAAAATAGATAGATCTGCTTACGCAGCTTTACCAAACAAAGGTGCAAAAGGTCAACCCTCACAATATTATGTCAAAAGAGAAACTTTACCAAAAATATTTTTGTACATTACACCTGATTTAAATACATATACGCATTTAAAATATTATTCTATAAATCGAGTTGAAGACGCTGGTGCATATACAAACCAAGCAGATGTAGCTTACAGATTTTTACCATGTATGTGTGCAGGTCTTGCTTATTACCTTGCTATGAAAAAAGCACCACAATTAGTTCAACAAAACAAATTAATATATGAAGACGAATTAAAAAGAGCGTTAGATGAAGATGGTCAAAGAGCTTCAACATTTATTGCTCCACAAACATTTTATCCAACGGTAAGTTAATATGGGAAAATACGCAACAGGAAATAGATCACAAGCAATATCAGATCGATCGGGTCAGGCTTTTCCTTATAATGAGATGGTAAAAGAATGGAATGGTTCTCTTGTACATATATCTGAATTTGAACCTAAACATCCACAAATACAAAGAAGATATAATACTGCAGATGCTATTGCTTTACAAAATACAAGACCACAAAGATTTCAACAACCACAAACAATGAAATCACTAAACCCAACTTTTGCACCCAATGACAATACACTTGTGGATTCAGGTGGTGCAGCTGTGACTGTAGTAAATGTTTCTTTACCAGGTAATTTTGACTTTCAAGTTAATAGATCTTCATTTACAGGAAATGGTATAACAACTACTGTTGCTTCTATGGTGCCACAAAATCCATCGGAAGAAAACAGAGAAAGACAACTTGATATAACTTTAGGGAGTGTAACAATTACAACATAATGGCTATTACTTATTCAAATTTTTTGACCCAAATTAGAAGCTACGCAGAAGTAGATTCTAATGTATTATCCGACACATTGCTTGATCAATTTATTAGAAATACAGAATTAGATATTGCAGGAAAAGTCGATTATGATGATACTAGAAAATACTCTACATCAAACTTTAATGCCAATAAAAGGTTTCTTGTAATGCCATCTGATTTTTTAGTAATAAGATCTTTACAAGTTTTTGCTTCATCAGATCTAACATCTGCAAGAACTTTCATGGAAAAAAGAGATACTAGTTTTATATCAGAGTTTAATGGCTCTGGTGCTACAGGTCAGCCAAAATTCTACGCTAACTGGGATGATGATAATATTGTAGTTGCTCCTACACCTGATCAGGCGTATGCAGTGCAGCTAAACTACATTATTACTCCTCCACATTTTACAAGTACAAACAATACATTTCTTTCGCAATACCAAGAAGCCATGCTTTTACATGGTGTGTTGGTTGAGGCTTTTGGTTATCTTAAAGGCCCCATGGATATGTACAAACTGTATAAAGAAAGGTATAATGAGGGCTTACAGGCTTTTGCGATACAACAAATGGGTAGACGTAGAAGAGCTGAATATGATGATGGAGTACCAAGACAAAAAATTGCATCTCCATCACCAAATACAATTTTATAAGGAGAATATTATGGCAATAGTACAAGCAGTAGCAAATAGCTTTAAAAAAGAAATACTTGAAGGTGGACACGAGTTTCAATCTGGTGGTGATGTTTTTAAATTAGCACTTTACGCAAGTAACGCTAACTTATCAGCAGCAACTACATCTTTCACTACAGGTGGTGAACATGCAAACACTGGTCAATACACATCAGGTGGTGGCGTATTAACCGGTCAACAAACTTCTTTGGATACAGGAGTTGCAATTGTTGATTTTGCAGAATTATCATTTACTGGAGTAACTTTAACAGTAGGTGGTGCATTAATTTACAATACATCAAATAGTAATAAAGCTGTGGCTGTATTAAATTTTGGCGGAGACAAAACTGCAACTGCGGGAACTTTTACAATTCAGTTTCCAACGTTTAATTCAACAGCAGCAATATTAAGAATAAGTTAAGGAGGGTGCATGGCTCTTGTCATTGATGATAGAGTTAAAGAAACAAGCACCTCAACTGGAACTGGTACAGTTACTTTACTAGGTGCTTCTCAAGACTTCGTAGGATTTGTCGGAGGTATTGGTGCTAGTAATAGCACATACTATTGTATTACAAATACTGGATCAGATGAATTTGAAGTTGGAACTGGCGTTGTTAATGCTGGAGTAACCTTGACTATAACAGTTGTTGATCCTGGTGGTGGTAATAAATATTATACAGACGGAAGTTTGCAAACCACAATTAATTTAGCTGAAGGTGTTACGTATACATTCAACATGGATGATGCTTCTAACGCAACACACCCTTTAAAACTTTCAACAACTTCTGATGGAACACATAATAGTGGTACAAGTTATAACACAGGCGTGGTTTACAAATTAGATGGCTCAACTGTTACAGAATCAGCTTACGTGTCTGGTTATGCTGCGGCAACCACTAGAAGATTAGAACTTACAGTGGCTGCTTCTGCACCAACTTTATACACTTATTGCAGTTCACATTCTGGAATGGGATATGCTTTGACTACAACAGGCACAGGTACTTTATCAAGAGCTACGGTTATATCTTCTACTAATTCAAACAATTTGGTTAATTTTTCTGCTGGAACAAAAGAAGTTTTTTGTACAATACCATCAACTAAAACTATTTCACCAGTTATGGAAGCAACAACTTATGTGGTCACACATAATTCAACTTTATCTGAAGATCAAACTTTAGATTCAGGAGTACTCGCAGGACCTGTAACAGTGACTGGGACACAAACAATAACAGGAACATTGGTAGTAATTTAATGAGCACAATAGAAGTAGATAAAATTCAACAACAATGCGGCACCACTTTAACAGTTGGTGGTGGAGCAAGCAAAACTGTAGTTGCTGATGCAACTACTGTTACATTAGGTAGATGTGGTGGAACCGTTGCTTTAGCAAGTGGTGCATCACAAACGGGTTTTGGTAGAACAGGTACCGTTGATTGGCAGACAACAAAAAAAACAGGGGATTTTACAGCTGTTAATGGCGAAGGGTATTTTGTAGATACAGGAAGCGGAGCAGTTGTGGCAACACTTCCAGCATCACCTTCTGCTGGAAATATTGTTTACATAAAAGATTACGATGGAAATTTTGGAACGGCTACTTGCACAGTTGCGAGAAATGGTTCTAATATTAGAGGTGAAGCAAATAACTTTACTTTAACTAAAAATAATGCAGGTGCAGTTTTTATTTATGTTGATGCTACAGAAGGTTGGCAAGTTTTTGCAGATGGGTCAAATGACGATGTAACAGAAACTTTTGTTTGTGCAACAGGTGGTACAATATCAACTTCAGGAAATTGCAGAATTCATACATTTACAGGTCCAGGTACTTTTACTGTAAATACAGTACACGCTTGTGCAGCTAACAATGTTGTATCTTATCTAGTCGTTGCCGGTGGTGGTGGCGGAGGTGGAAATGATGGTGGTGGCGGAGGTGCTGGTGGATTCAGAGAAGACAAATCTCCAGTTACACCATATACTGCATCACCTAGAGATGGAGCAGGAGGAATTACAGTATCAGCTCAAGGTTATCCTGTAACAGTAGGTGGAGGTGGAGCAGCTGGAGATGCTACAACACAAGGAACTGACGGAAACGATTCTGTTATTTTTTCTAAAACATCAGCAGGCGGTGGAGGTGGTGGATCTGAAACTGCTGGTAATGCTGGAAGACCTGGAGGTTCAGGAGGTGGAGCTAGTACTGGAGGAGGAACTCCAGGATCTGGCGGATCAGGAAATGATCCATCTACTAGTCCCCCTCAAGGAAATAGCGGTGGTAACGGTCCAGGAACAGGGCCTGGTATTTCACCTCCCGCAAGAGGCGGTGGAGGTGGCGGTGGAATTTTAGGTGCAGGAGCTAATGGAACAGGACCTGGAGTAGGTGGTGTTGGTGGAGATCATGCAAATACTTCTATTAATGGATCAGATGTAGAATACGCTGGCGGTGGTGGAGCTGGTGGTAGAAATGGTGGAGCACCCGGTGGTGGTGGCGGTGCTGGAGATGGAGTAGGAACAACTGGAACTGGAGGCGCAGGAACAGCTAACACAGGCGGTGGAGGCGGTGGTTCTGGAGAAGGACCTGCAACATCTGGCGCAGGTGGTTCTGGTGTAGTAATAATAAGGTATAAATTTCAATAATTATGAGCAGTAAAATAAAAGTAGATAATATAACAGATCAAGGTGGTAACGAACTAATTAAAAGATGCGGTTCAACTACCACAGTAGGATCTGGTTCTGGTAACACAATTAATGTTTGCGGAAGCACAATCAATCTTGGTAGATCAGGAGGTACAGTTAATTTAACATCAGGCGCGTCACAAACCGGATTTGGAAGAACTGGAACTGTAGACTGGCAAACAGGTAGTATTAAAACAACTACCTTTACAGCAGCCAATGGTGAAGGTTATTTTGCAAATACATCTAGTGGAGCATTTACAATGAATTTACCAGCAGGAACTGCAGGCAACATTGTATCTGTGGTAGATTATACAAACACATTTCAAACATATAATTTAACAATTCAAGCTAATGGTTCACAAAAAATTGGTGGGATTGCAGCACCACAAGCGTTATCGACAGAGGGACAATCAATAACTTTAGTTTATGTCGATGATACTGAGGGTTGGAAAAACGTTCAAGATTCAACATCAAATGTTACAGGTAATCCAAATTTAATTGCATCAGGTGGAACTGAAACTACATCTGGTGATTGTAAAATTCATGTGTTTACAGGACCGGGTACTTTTACAGTTTCATCAGTTTCTCAAACAGCACCTCACAACGTAGTTTCATATCAAGTCGTTGGTGGCGGAGGTGGAGGCGGAGGCCTTGGCGGAGGCGGTGGCGGAGGAGGCTATCGTGAATATAAAGCTCCTCATCAATCTTATTCGCCTGTATCTCCTTTAAATGGTAATCCAGGAGGAACAGCAATTACAGTTACAGCACAAGCATATCCAATAACTGTAGGTGGTGGTGGAAGTGGAACAAGTTATAATAGTAGTTGTTCAGCTTCTGGATCAAATTCAATTTTTAGCACAGTCACATCTGCAGGTGGTGGCGGTGGAGGAAGTGGATCACACTTTCCAGCTGGCGAAAATGGAGGCTCTGGCGGAGGAGGTAATGGTGGTTATGCAGGAAATGCAGGAAACGGAAATACACCTCCTGTTTCTCCACCTCAAGGTTCTAATGGAGGAAACGCTAGTCAACCTGGACCACCATATATGGGTGGCGGAGGTGGTGGTGCTACTGGTACAGGATCAAATGCGCCTTCAAGTGCTGGTGGACCTGGCGGCACTGGAACAAATTCTGCTATATCAGGATCAACAATTAATTTTTCTGGTGGTGGCGGAGGTGGAGCAAATCCAGGCTCTACTCCAGATCAAGGAAGTGGATCAAGCTGCGGAACTGGAGGTGCTGGTGGTGCTTCTCCTGGACCTACTGCTGATGCCGCTGGTGATAATGCAAGTGGAGCAAACCAAGCTGGTGGTGGAGGTGGATCTGGTGGTGGGGGTCAATCAGGTGGAAATGGAGCTGATGGTAAAGTTGTTATAAGGTACAAATATAAATAGGTAAATTATGAGTGAAGTCAAAGTAAATAAAATAAGTCCAAGATCAGGAACAGATGTTCAACTAGGAGACTCTGGTGATACGGTAACAGTTTCTGGTAACATTGTTAAAAGTAATGCTCTTCAAGCGTCTGATGGCGGAAGTATTATAAATCAATGTGGAACTACAATTACCATTGGTGCTTCAGGCGATACAGTATCACTTGCAAGTGGTGCATCTCAATCTGGATTTGGCAAGTCAGGAGCTGTTGATTGGCAAACATCATCAATTAAAACTTCAGGCTTTACAGCAGCTAGTGGTGAAGGATATTTTATTAATACAACATCAGGTGCAATTGCAATGGCTCTTCCTGCAGGTTCTGCAGGAGCAATCGTATCAGTACAGGATTACAATAACACTTTTGATTCATATGCTCTTACTATTAATCCTAACGGTTCAGAAAAAATTAATGGTGGAGAAGGTCCAGTAGTATTAAATACTGAAGGAGAAGGTTTAACTTTGGTTTATATAGATGGTACAGTTGGTTGGAGATCAATACAAGATTCATCTTTTTCTGATCAAGGTGCCGCTTTTATATCAGCAACAGGAGGAACAATCACAACTGTTTGTACAAATTTTAAAGTCCACACATTCACAGGGCCAGGAACTTTTACAGTAACATCAGCTGGGGCTCCAGGTGGTTCAAATACTGTAGACTATTTAGTAGTAGCCGGTGGTGGTGGCGGAGGCGGAGGTCTCGGTGGTGGTGGCGGAGCTGGAGGTTATAGAGAATCTGGGGGAACAGCATCAGGTTGTTATACTGTATCTCCATTAGGATCATCTCCAAGTTCAGTCGCAGCTCTACCCGTGTCTGCACAAGCTTACCCAATTACAGTAGGAGGTGGAGGATCAGGTAGAACCTCTCCAGGTGCAACAGGGGGAAATGGTAACCCATCCGTATTTTCAACAATAACATCCACAGCTGGAGGTGGTGGAGGAACAGTAGGAACACCTCCAAACAATGCAGGTGGATCTGGTGGATCTGGTGGTGGTGGAGCAGGACAAAACCCTTCTTCAAATCCAGGAGCGGGTAATACTCCTCCAGTAAGCCCACCTCAGGGTCAGAATGGCGGAGTAGGGAATCCATCTCCAGGTTATTTTGGTGGCGGTGGCGGTGGAGCAACTGCTGCTGGAAATCCAGGAACAAGTTCTCCTTTAGGAAAAGGTGGAGATGGTGCAACAAGTTCAATTAATGCAACACCTACAACAAGAGGTGGAGGTGGATCTGGTGGTGGAGACGGCCCAGGACAACCAGGAGGATCTGGTGGTGGAGGTAAAGCAGGAAACAATCCAGAAGGAACAGGTTCAGCAGGAACAGCTAACACTGGCGGTGGCGGTGGTGGCGGATCTGGAGGTGGACCAACTGGTGGTGATGGTGCAGCTGGCGGAAGTGGAATTGTAATAATTAGATATAGGTTTCAATAGTTGAATGAACAAAGTTTATAATATATAATAGGAGATAATTATGGCACATTTTGCAAAATTAGGAGTTAACGGAAAAGTTATTGCAGTATTAACTTTAGATAATAAAGATATGCTGAATGCTGATGGTGTTGAAGATGAAGCAGTAGGTCAACAATATTTACAATTACATAATAATTGGCCTGCACCAATGTGGATTCAAACGTCTTACAATACATCAGGTAATACACATAAAAATGGCGGAACACCTTTTAGAGGTAATTACGCAGGTATAGGTTATACTTGGGACGAGGATGATCAAATCTTCTGGCCTAAAAAACCTTTTGCATCTTGGGTAAAAGACACTGCAACTGCAAGTTGGAAATCACCAATAGGTGATGCTCCTGAATTAACTGCAGAACAAACTTCACAAAATGAGGCTGAGACTCATATGTGGATGTACAACTGGAATGAAGAAAATCAAACTTGGGATTTGACAGACTATAAAGCATAAACTAATAATTGAGGTGGTATGCAAAAGAAGGTTTTATCGGAACAAGCATTAATTTATGGTGATGTTGCAATGCCAAATGGTTGGAACATTGACCGAGATAAATTATCAAAAGATATTTTACAATCACAAATTCAAAACATAGAATTTCCATTTTCTAGAACTTGGGATATGTTGAATACTTATATAAGAGATCATGTTGGTCTTGAATATCAAATAGGTTTAATAAACAAAGACTCCTTTGGTCATATATTTAAACCAGGTGAAATATCACAACCCTTCATTGATGTAGACCCAGTAGATCTACGAAACTCACCAGATTTTACATTGTTGTATGGAGTCAAAGTAAAAGGTTGTATGGTAAAGATTAATTATGATGATAATAGAAGGAAAGGTAGATCTTGGGATATTACTTTAGAAAATAATAAATTTGTTATTTTTCCATCTACCTGTATGTATTATATTACCAATGATCAGAAAGACAGTTTAAATTTTGTACAGACTATTTTGTATGAATATGTTTAAAAAAGAAAATTTTATTTCAAAAAAAGAATGTAATTCATTAATAGATTTTCATAAAAAAAATTTTAATTTAAATAATAACTTTTCAAAAATACATTATGATACTGAAGTTCTATTGATATATGATATGCAAAACACTTCTTTATTTAAGAAAATTAACAACCTTTTAAATAACTTTATTAAGTCACATAATAAAAAATATAAAATTAATTATTTTGAACTTGTAAAATGGTTAACTGGTGCAGATCAAAGAGAACACGTGGATTTAGATTACCATCCTTACACAAGTATTATATATTTAAATAATAATTATGTGGGAGGAGAAACAATAATTAAAGATAAAATGATACATCCTAAAAAAGGCAAATTGATAGCTTTTGAAGGCAACAAAATTTTGCACAAAGTAAATACAATTAAGAAAGGTATAAGGTATACATTACCTTGTTGGTATACTTATGAATCTAATTAATTACTACTGGTATTTTAATAGTGCATTAACACCTAAATTTTGTGATGACGTTATAGCTTATGCTAAGAAACAAAAAGAAGTTATGGCTGTGACAGGTGGTTTTGGCGACAAAGAACTTAATAAAGAAGAAATAAAAAATTTAAAAAGAAAAAGAAATTCAGATTTAGTATGGTTAAATGATGCTTGGATTTACAGAGAATTACATCCATATGTTAATCTTGCAAATAAACTAGCTGGTTGGAACTTTGATTGGGAAAGGTCAGAATCTTGTCAATTTACAAAATATAAACATAATCAATATTACGATTGGCATTGTGATAGCTGGGACAAACCTTATGACAAGAAAGATCTTTCAAATCCAGAACACGGTAAAATAAGAAAACTATCTATGACTTGTCAGTTAACAGATGGTTCAGAATACAAAGGTGGTGAATTAGAATTTGACTTTAGAAACTATGATCCACATATGCGAGATGAATCAAAGCATAGAGTTCAATGTAAAGAAATACTATCAAAAGGTTCTATCATTGTATTTCCTAGTTTTGTGTGGCATAGAGTCAAACCAGTAACATCAGGAACAAGATATAGTCTTGTTGTCTGGCATTTAGGAAGGCCCTTTAGATAATGTATATAAATAGTTATTTTCCAACTATAGTATGGAACGAACAAAAACCAGAGTTTGTTAAATCTTTAAATAAAGCAAGTAACAAATATATTAGTGAAGCTCGTAAAAGAGAAAAAGAATATATAAAAAAACATGGAGACTTTGGAAGATCATATCATTCAACACCTTTAGTTAATGATAATGACTTTTTAGATTTTAGAAATTATGTTGGTCAAAAATCTTGGGAGTATTTAGATCATCAAGGTTATGACATGTCACAATACACATCACTATTTAGTGAAATGTGGGTACAAGAATTTGCTAAAAAAGGTGGTGGTCATCATAGTGCACATATACATTGGAACCAACATGTGTCAGGATTTTATTTTTTAAAGTGTAGTGAAAAAACATCTTATCCAGTTTTTCATGAGCCGAAGACTGGGGCAAGAACAACAAAGTTAAAAATGAAAACAAAACTAAAAGGAGTATGGCCAGGTCACGAACAGTTTCATTATAAAATAAAACCAGGGACATTAATTATATTTCCAGGCTATTTAGAACATGAATTTGCAATTGATTTTGGCATAGAGCCTTTTAGATTTATACATTGGAATATACAAGCTGTGCCAAAGGAAATGGCTAAAGATGTCTTTTAAAAAAAATAAATACACAATTATAAAACAAGCAATATCAAAAGAACTTTCAGCTTTTATTGCAAATTATTTTAGTATGCAAAAACAAGTTTATGATACTTGTAGAAAGCATAAGTATTTTTCACCGTTTGAACATATACTCGGATATTATGAAGATCCTAAAACGGGTCAAATACCCAATACATATTCTGCTTATGCCAATATTGCTATGGAAACTTTATTACTTAAATGTCAACCAGTTATGGAGAAAGCTACAGGATTAAAATTATATCCTGCATATACTTATGCAAGAATATATAAAAAAGGTGATGAATTGAAAAGACACAAAGACAGATTTAGTTGTGAAATATCAACCACTCTAAATCTTGGTGGTGATCCTTGGCCAATTTATTTAGAGCCCTCTGGTAAAGAGGGATTAAAGGGTATCAAAGTAAATTTAAAACAAGGAGATATGTTAGTATATTCTGGTTGTAAATTGGAGCATTGGCGAGAAAAATTTAAAGGTAAAGAATGTGTTCAAGTGTTTTTGCATTATAATAATAAAAAGACAAAAGGATCTGATGAAAACATGTTTGACAGACGACCTCATCTAGGTCTTCCCTCATGGTTTAAGAGATGATATAATCTCTGCGTGTGGGGGGTTTACCACCTCAATCACCAACCCCTCACGCTTAATGGAGAGATATGTTAGGAATTACAGCAATTGCACAATCACCTATTGCAGCATTAGGAGGAACTAATGCAAGTGTTGAAGTAACAGGTATTGCGTTAACAACAGCAACAGGTTCAGTAAGCATCACTGCTATTCAAAACCCAACCATCCAATTAACAGGTATCCCTCTTTCTACAACTCTTGGTGCAATACAAGTTGATCCAGATGTTATCGTTACAGGAGAACAATTAACAACAGTCATTGGACCGTATTCAGTACAAGCAGATGCTACAACAACCATTGTAGCAGGATCAGAAAAAGAACTAGAAACCTCCGTAGGAACTGTAACATTAATAAGTGCTGTTCC